TGTCGACCCACAGCTTACAGGCTGGGTCGAAATAATAGCTCGCCCAGGTGCGGTTTTTCTTGGGGTCGATCTCTGGCTGCATGTCGTTTGGCAACAGCCGGAAAACCTCCGGCTTGTCTTTGGCCTTGGATAAAAGGTCGATCAGCCGGTAGTTGGGGCTATCGTAGGTGGTGATCCAGTCGGAAACCAGTGGGAGCCCCTTGTTGCTGAAACGGAAGGCAACGGCGCGGCAGTAGACAGAAATTATCCGGTGGTGCTCATCGCGGTGGATGTAAGGATTGCCCCTGACCTCACCCTCAATCTGTAGCGTCGGCGGGAAAAATACCGCTGCGCCGGCGGCCTCGGCCAGCACGTCGAATCCGAGCGCCGTCACGGCTTTGGTGCCCTTGATATCGACCAGGGTTTTTTCTTTCAGGCTAAGGACGACGCGTTGTTTGTAGGCTCTGATTTCGCCGCGCGCGTCGCGCAGCGCAAACGATGAATCCGTTCCAAGGGCGATGACGTTGCGGTTTAGGAGCGCGGCCAGCTCGCCGTACTCATCCTCGGAAATCCGGTCTTTGATGCGGGTTAAAATATCAAGTTGTTCCATTCCACACCCCCTTTTAAGAATTTGGCCTATATTGGCATAAGCTGTCAGATAATGTCAAGTAAAATTATCGCCTGCGACTCGGTCTGTTTCCGTAATGAAACCCGCGATCCTCGTACCTGGTTGGTGGTGGCGTGTAGATCGGTGGCGGAAAAAACCCATCAGTAGCGGGCGGATTGATCTGCCAGGTTCCTCCATCCGGCATCAGATACAGCCTGGGAGGCGGGACGTCCGAGGTTGTCGGCGGAAGGTCGACGTACGGCATCGCCCCTGGACTTGTGTTTTGCGGCGGATAATACTGGGCGCCCGCGGCGGATGCGGTCGCCAGTAAAATAATGGCGACCACGATTGCTTTGGCCATAATCCGGTTGATCTGGTCAAGGAGGTCAGAGGACGCGTTGAGTGCGTCGCAAAGGTTAGCCTTAAACCTCTCCATGATCCTGTCTATATCGTAGTTGTAGACTCCGCGGACCGACTCGGCATGGTCTGCAGCGGCCCGCAGTGATGCGTTCGCCCTTAGTGCGGCCTGCCTGGCCAAGACTCTCCTGGTCATAACTTCATTCCGTTCGGTTCTGGTCATCTCCCCCTCCTCCGGCGGCCATTACCGCCGTTTTTGTCGGTGATCTCCTGCAAGGTGTAAACGCCGATTTTACCATGGACCGGTACAACCCTTCCGTACCACTTGAGCGGAAGCTTGCCGATATCCCCATAATTGGGGTGGGTGAGGGTGCCCCCACAGAGGGGGCACTCCAGTTGTTCGACCCTGATATTGGTCGGCCAGTTGAAAAGAATGTCATCGGCTATGCATTTCCCGATTTTCGCCATTAGTCGTCATCCTTTCCGTTGCGTGATTGGTGGTCAGGGTCGTCGTCGGGGACGGGTACCAGCGTGATGCCGCGGTCAGTGTCGCGCTTGAGGCGCCAGAAGACCTCGTCCTCTTTGGGGACCAGGTCATACCACTTCCCGCCGTCGAGGACCTTTAGGACGTTCTCCTTGGTGACTGCTTTGTAGTGGTCGAATTCGCTTTGCTTGACGATCCGCTCGAGCGCCCGAGGGCGGAAAACGATAAAGATGCCTGGAAAAGTCGGCTTAACCTTGCCAGTGCCGCCGCAAACGGCACAATACAAATCGCCGCTGGTGCGAGCCTCGACGGGTGGTAGCCCATCCCCGCCGCAAGCTGCGCACTCCTGGGTCCCATGCGAGCACTTCCGGTGCGCGAAAAAGACCCATGTTTTGCCGACTTCAAATCCCTTTGGCAGCGAGCTGATCCTCCGGCTGACACCCTGCCGGGCGGCCTCGGCGGTGAAATCGGCCGGGGTCTTGTAGAACGCCTCTCCAATCCAAAGCAGTCCGGCGCGCTCATCTGGCCGGAAATGCATGGACGGGTTACAGACCGGGCATGCAGGAGGGCATGAGCATTTCCCGTCGTCCAGGTTCGCATGGTCGTCGGTTAAAAACGCCTCGGGGTTGATCCAGGACCATCCCCGGGCCGGCTTGATGCCCTGGTTGCAGCAAGGGCAAACGGTTAATTCAACGGGAAGGCGATCGCATCCAGCCTCAAGCTCGCCGCCCACCAGGTACAACCCACCAACTTTGCGGTATCCGCATCCTCTCATGGTTTCTACAGCCATTAAAAACCCCCTTCTCCCGTAGGCAGTTGCTGACCCTGCGGACCGTACAGCCGGCCGCACTTGCAGCGGTTATAGTTTGAAACCAGGTTGACTTTCAGTCCGCACTCACAGCCGAACACGGCCGGGACGGTCCAGGTGGCCACAAACTTCTTGACCCCGACCTCGACCAGCTCGCCGCGGCCGGTGGCCTGGCAGGCGCGGTCGTAGGTCACCCAGTACTCAGGGCTGACGTCGCCGGTCGGCGAGCACGGAATCTGAACCCGCGGCGCCCCATCCAGGTCGACAAACTCCAGCCGGAGTTCCTCGACGGTTTCGGTATGGCGTTCAGAAATGATCATTTCCTACCCCCTAAAAATCACGCTCGTACTCAAGCGTTAGGCGCGCGCATTTCTCCAGGTACCGCGCGCGCTTCATATTGGTTTTGCCGTTGCGGAGCCTCTCATTTCCGAGATGGACCGGGCCCTGGTCGTCATCATTCCATGGAAGTCCGGCCGCAACACGCTCCCTTCTGGCCTTCCTGAGTTCACCCTTGGTCATTTCGCTCTCCTTTCCTTGCCGGTCTTGGTTAGGGTAGCCTGGTACTCCAAGGCCCTATTGATCAGCTCCTGGGCCTCACCTTTGGTTTTGCGGAGCCTGATCGGTGAATCGTAAAACGTGTGCCAGGTGCATACCCCGGGGCAAACCAGGACGATCTCCTCTGGATAAGACGACCCCTTCGGTGACGGCTGGCGCGTGATTTCCGCTATCTTGCCCCACTTGCCGGAGGACATCCCGGGGACGCCGTCTACCCAGATTTCATCGCCGACTTTAAGGGCACACGCCGGGACCTGCCGGAGGGCCACCAGGTAGGCCTGGGCCACCCGGCCGCGCTTGGTCAGGACCTCGCCAATCCCGCCGCACTTGAAACAGCGCGAACCGTGCATCTGGCAGTATGAATAACGGCCGGTCCCGCCACACCGTGGGCACGTAACGCTTTCGAAAAGCAGCTTGGCCATTTCACCCTCCTTAAAACACGCCGGCGCGCAGGTTGCAGCACACCGGGCAGGTCGTCCAGATCAGCTGGTTCAGCTCGCAGCGGCGCTCAGCCCACCAGGCCTTTTTGTGGAACATGCGGGCGCGCTTGGCCAGGCGGGCCATGCCCATGGTGTATAGCTCTCTGTCGCGGTGAAGTTTACGGGTTAAAGGATGATCGAGGCGAAGATGAGGAGAAAAGATCGGAACCGAGGTGACGATCAGCACTACGTTCAGGCCATCCAACATACACACCCCCTTATTTTTCGTTGGTTATCGCCAATTGTGCGTCCCATTATACGCTCTTTTTTGACCTTGTCAACAAAAAAATGACAGATTATTTCTCTTGACACAAAAAACCAGCCATGCTAATCTCGTCGCTCAAAATCACATGGGGGTGTGTATGGTAACAGATATCCGCTTGTTGTTCAGCTTCAAGGGCCACCCAAAACGTTCCCGCCTCAGAAAGTTACTCGGACCAGGATACCTCGACTACCTGATAGACTTATGGCTTACCGTCGCAGAATCAAGGCCAGACGGCATCTTGACCGGCTGGGATGAAACGTATATCGCCTGCGCGGCCGGCTACCCTGACGATCCCAAGACGTTTGTCGACGCCCTGGTTGAGTGTCGGTTACTGGACCATGTTTCAGCTACCAGCCAGCTAACAGCTGAGCTACCAGCTGAGCTACCAGCTGAGCTACAAAAACAGCAAGTCCCAGCTACGTGGGAGATACATGACTGGGCTGAGCTACAACCATGGGCAAAAGGGTCCAGATGGAGGTCGGCCAAGGCAACAATCAACGGTCTGATTGGCAAATATGGCCGCGAAAAAGGCTTAAAAATGGCCAAATTTGACCGCGGAATCAACATCGAGGAATTCGGTTATTCAATTGAATCAAACGGTTCGAGCTACCAGTCAGCTACCAGTCAGCTACCAGCTCCAGCTACGCAGCTAACTCCTTCTCCTTCTCCTTCTCCTTCTCCTTCTCCTTCTCCTAAAAGACTTGAAAAAGATAAAGAGTCTGTTTCTAGCGAAACAGACTCTAGCCCGCCGGCCAAAAGGGTCATCAAGTTGGTCCCACCGTGCCCGGTTGAAGAGATCATCGAGCTTTATCATACCATTCTACCAGAGTTGCCAAGGATCAGGACGCTTGGCGAGTCTGGGAAAAAGCACTTAACCGCGCGGTGGAAGGAGAGTAATGACCGCCAGAATATGGAGTTCTGGAAGTGGTTTTTCGAGGAGAGAGTCAAGCCGAGCGATTTTTTGATGGGCCGGAAAAAGGACTGGAAGGCCGACTTGTTGTGGTTGGTGGGCAGGGATAATTTTGTAAAAGTTCTGAATGCAGTCTATGGGATGAAGGGTAGCCGGGCCGACAAGCTCCCTTCACGTACCAACAAAAACCTGGCGGCGCTTGAGGCGTACAACCAAACTTTAGGGGGGTGTGGAAATGAATGAAACTGAAAAAAGGGCGGTCGCGAATGCGCTAGTGGGTTGCGCGGAAGTGATGGGGGCTGAGCTGAGCCCGATCGGAATCAAGCTTTATCTGGATATCCTCGACCAGGTCCCGCCGGTTAAGATAATTCAGGCCCTCGGCGAGATGGCGGCGACAAGAAAATTCATGCCGAAACCGGCCGACATCCTCGAGACTTTAGGTTTGAGCCCCGGGAATACCGAGGATGTTTCGATCGTAGAGGCATCCAAGGTCCTCGAGGCGGCCCGCAACGTAAGCTGTTATGGTTCGGTTGTCTTTGACGACCCGCACACCCAGGCGGTGATCAAGGAGAACTATGGCGGCTGGCCGGCTTTAAAAGACCACCTGTCAAATGAGGATAATGTAAAGTTTTTCATATCCCAGTTTTCCCGCCAATACCGGGCATTCAAGAATTGCGGAATCCGGTGCGGCGGGGTTCTCTTGGGCCGGTTCCCGGAGCAATCCAAGACATACTACATCGGGGACACCGAAAAGGCCCGGGCCGTCGAGGGCATGTCCGCGGCCGGCCTGACGATCTCGGAGAAGAAGTTGCTTAACGATTTAACCGCAGAAGATTGACGAGCCATGCATAACAGGCCAGGTATTTCATGGAGTTTTGATGGCCACATAAACCTAATGCGAAGTTCGCGCGGGTGGTTGGCAGTATATTACGACGACCCTAATGACAGCGGAGAGATCATTCGGGTTTTTAATCCTAAGAGTCTATCGGAATTTCATCAGGTTATGCAGAAGTTGGCGTTTTATAATTACAACACTTGTGTACTATGCCCGCTGGTAAGGGCCGAAATCGACGCGACAGCGTAAATTCAATTAGCGAAGGAGGAGAAGATGCCGACGAAAGATGAAGACCTCAGTTTGGAGAATTGGCTGGAGGGCGAGGTCCTCGGGCGCGTGGACGCAGCGCTCGAAGAGATCATCAAAAACTGTCTCGACCCGAATTACGACAAGAGCCCCAGGAAGGTCGAGCTCACCATCACCTTGACGCCAAATGACCGCAGGGATGAGGCCTACCCTGATTTCCACGTCAAGAAGACCATGGGCAAGATCAAGTTCAAGGGCGCGGCCATCCGTATCGGCCTGAACGACCGCGGACGTGGGGCGGCCCGGGAGTTCGTGGATCCCCAAAAACAGCTTTTCAACGGGCAGGTAACCCCAATGCCCAACCGAAAGGAAGGTGTGAATTGATCCGTGAAGCGTTGGAGTACCTTGTTGGGCTGAAGTCGCCGTCCATTCACAATCTGGACGGCAAAACATGGACCGATAGACCACTGACCCGCGTCCGGCCCGATCTACCGGAATGCATCAAAGCGGAAACCCTGACCGGGATCGTCGACTATATTACCCAAATCGCTGAACAAGAGTCGGCCGGAAGGATGTTTGTCCACATCGTGTCCAAAAAGCAGGTCAACCTGGCCACCGTGGCGGTGGATGGTCGCCGGTGGTACCCGATCTCGGCGCACCTGAACCGCGAGGTCGACTTCAAGTTCGGAATTTTTTACACCATCGAGGAGTTTGTGATCAAAGCGCGATCGTCGTTTGTGGCCGACGCACAGACTGAAAGTCTTCTCAAGTTTGTGGCCATGGTCACCGAGGAGAATAACGTCGAAATCGTCGACAACGGCACCTCCCAAAGGGTCACGATTAAAGACGGGGTAAGCATTGGCCAGACAGACACTCCGAACGGTTTCGCGATCACGGTTGCCGACGGGTGGCCAGACATAGACTCGCAGGCACGGTCGGCTTTTATCCGCGTCAGGAAAGGGCCACAGGTCGCCCTGTTTGTGGTATCGGACCCAAGCAGGGATTTCAGGGTAAAGATGGCCATGAAGGAATTTTTTGTGAAAGCCCTCTCGGGCATGTCGGTTGAAATAATCCTGTAGGAGCACAACCAATGAAACCACTCGAAGATACGTACTTGACGGCCCAGGAGCTGTCCGACAAGATCAGGGTCAGCGTTCAGACGATTTACAAATGGGTGACCGACGGAACGATCGTGCAGGGCAAGCATTACCTGGTGGCCGGCAAGAAATACATTTTCGCCTGGAACGCTATCTTCGAGTGGCTTTCAACCAACAAGGGGGACCTGAATGAGCGAAGAGAGCGTAGAAAAGCCAGCTCCGCCGCCGGGAATAAAAATATCAAGGGCCGATCCGAGGATGCTGGTGAAAGGGGCACAGGTGATGGTAATGTTTAAAACAGCCGGAGGGTTCAGCGTCTACCCCGGGGTGTTCGCTGTCAAAGACATCAAGCGCAACGGCCGGCTGGCGTTGAAGTTTCAGAAATGACTTGCAATGGGTCCGCAGTTCAGCTACGATATATAGCGTCAGGGGGTGTAACAGCCCCCTATGGGCCGGGGGTGGCCCCTACCACACCCCCAAGGCTCCCCCGGCCTACACACCTTCCAACGGAGGACCAAATGAAAAAAGTATCTCTTTTGCTAATTGTGCTTTTGATTGTTTCAACCGCAGTTGCATTGGCCTCGCCGTTCATAAGCTCTTCACCTGACCCAAACCACCAGCGCTACCGCATGAGATTAAGCCAGGACGGCACAAATTGGGGCGCCTGGGTTGAGGGTCAGCCGCGCGACAACCATGTTTGGTTCGACCTTGGCTCCACTCCTGCAGGGGATTATTTCGGCGAGGTGCAGGCTTATATGCAGTACAGTCTAACCGACAGCGCCACCGGGACCAGAGCAACGGTTGAGGAGTGGAGTCTGGCCAGCCCTTTCGTATTTACGATTCCTACTGGGATAAAGGGTCTGACCATCCAAAAATAAAGCCCTGTCTGATCACGGCGTCTGAGCCAACAGGAGGGCTTTTGGACAGCAAGTTATGGATCGAAATCTTCAAGCTTTCGCCAGCGATAGCCGCTCTCACGATAGTTATCTACATGCTATACCGGCTGATTTTGGCGAAAGACAAGACCATGGAATCGATGGTGCGGGCGTCGGAGGCCGACATCGAGCGCCAGGCGAAGATTTTGACGTTGTTGGAAACCTTGGTTCAAGCCCGTCTTGGCAATGGAGAAAGGGGGCGATGATGCTTCTCCAGCGCCTGTTTAAGTTCACTAACCGGGACAGGGAGTTTCAGTCCCGGCTTTCGGACTTGACCACCAAGCGAGAGGAGCTATCTCAAAAAACCGACACGTTATTCCAGGCCGCGCTTGACCATGAGGGGGAATGGTTTTTGCTCATTGCCAAGAAGCAACCTGAGTGCGTGATAAAGGCGATAGCGGATTGCGTCAATGGGCGTGACCGAGCCAACTGAAAGGCCAGGCCGGTGTGGAAAATCGGTTTTGTGATAGACCTCCTGCAGACCGCGGTGGGACTGTACGGGGGCTTTTTGTTCCTATGGTGGTGGATGGTGCTCGGTCGAGCGTCAAACGTCTACGCCATGGTAATGGTTATTTTTTTTGGCTTTTCCTTCCAAAACGCAGTCGCCTTGTACCACCGCCACCACCTACTCATAAGCCCGGACCTATGCTCCGAGCATATGACATCTTTCCAATGGTATTCCAGGGACCTGCCAACGACCATAGGCCTGGTCATGCTTGTCATACTGATGACCAGGCGAGCAGCTGCAACCATCCGAGACATCCGAGAATTCAAAAAAGGGGGTAAGAAAAATGAAGAAACGACTTTGGATTAGCATTGTTCTTACAGCAATTATTTTCTCAGTTTCCGGGTGCATAGGGGACGCCATCAAACCTCCAGTGACGATCGTCATCCCGGACCCCATGAAGACATCCGCCGAGTGCAATGCCAAGCTTGATGCGATAACCTCCGGCAAGGAGGGTCCATCCTTGATCCGCCAAAGGATCCCAAACCCGTGCGATGCTCTCACCTACGCCGTCACCCTGGCCAAGGCCGGCGTCATCTGGGACCTTTACAAGGCCGGCGCCCTGGCGCAATGGGGGGTTCAGCTTAAAGAGCAGGCGCGCGTGGCCAACATGACCTACGCCGATCTGAATTTGCTTTTGTCCAAGCAAATCGTTAAGTTCAACGGCCAGCTGGGAGGTACCTACCTGCTACTCTCCAGTCTCCTGGTTCAGTTCAACGATAAGACGGTAATTTCGCCGGCCGACATGGCCCTATTCGATGCCGGCGTCGACGTCATTGTGGCCGAGGCCAGGCGCCTGGCGATGATAACCGGGTCCATGGTGGAGGTGCGCCATGACGCCTGAAATTAGCAAGGGGCTTAGCGACCTATTGACAGTTGTTTTCGCCGGGGCCAGCACTCTCATAACCGCCGCGGTGGGGTATGGCGTCTGGAAAATCCGAGAGATGCAGAAGGACAAGAAGGCCTACTCGGAAATGTCGGCCAACCGTGACGCCACCCGGGTCCTGACGCAGGCCGTTTCGGACGCCGTGGCCAACACCCGCCAGACGATGAAGCTGACCTTCCCGCTCGACCCGGAGATCAAGAAAGAGGCGCGCCGGAAGGCCCTCGGCGTCGCCCTCGAGGCCATCCCCCCGGGGATACGCGACCGGCTGACGGAAATGTATGGCAGCGCGACGTTGCTCAACCAGGCCATCCTCCTGCGCATCGAGGCCGAGGTCGGCCGGCAACAGCCAAAGGTCAATCCCACATGACACCGTACGATCTCCAGCCCGGTGACGTGTTCTGCACCGCGAGCCCCATGCTACTCGGCCGCGCTATATGCGCGGTTGAGGCGTTTTGGAGCCCAGACGGCAAGGCCAAGTATTCCCACGCAGGGGTCATCACCAGGGGTGGCGACCACCCGGTATCCTACGAGGCCCTCTGGACCAATTGCCGGCAGGATTTCAACTCGGCCTACAAGGGACGCCAGGTCATCATCGGCCGCCACCAGGAGATGAACACGACCCACTTCGTAATGGGGTGGGACGGGGTCCGCCACCTCGAAGGAAAATGGTACGCCGGCCACCGTCTCTTGCTGCACATATTTCCACCGCTCGCCCGGCAATTCGCCACCGGCGGGTTCGCTGTTTGTTCGGAGCTGGCCGCCAAGTTCCTTTTCTCGGCCGGGCTCCTGCACGTCTGGCAGGGGGTAACCCCGGACTACCTGTCGGAGGTCATCATCATGCACCGGGGTTGGCACACAATCTACGAGGGAATCTGGGAGGGTTGAACCATGCCGCTACGATTTTTCGCTTCGAAGAAGACCAAGGAAGAGATGACCGAGGAAGAGGAGGAGGAGGAGCGCAAGAAGGCCGCGGAGCGCGCCCAAAAGGGTGAGGTCGGCGGAGTAAGGGACCTGCGCGAGATCGACAAGAAGCGCAAAAAAAGACAGCTGGACGAGGCTGGGGAGATTTAATGGCGCCCAACGAATGGCAGGAACGGGTCAAAGAGGAAAGCCGCGATCTCGGGGTTAAGCTGGTAAAGCTTGAGAAGTTTATAGCCAGCAAAGAGTTCGAGAAAACAGACCCAATGGAGCGCGAGCGGCTGAAAGCCCAGTTCCGGGTCATGCGATGGTACCTGGAGATTCTGGCTGACCGGATTGAGTCATTTCAGTGAGGAGTACAACCATGCCCGGCGGTGAAGCTTTCGACACCTGGCGTGACGCCACGGATGAGGAAAAGGCGCGCCTGATGATCGACAAGCGCTTGAAGGAGCTGTACGCGGAAGCGGCCGGATACCCAGCAACGCCCATTGCCGTCCTGAAACAGAGGTTGATAAATGATCGAGATGCATGAGAAAATCCGCCGCGTTCACGAATGCAACGCGCGGAATAAAATCGTTGCTCACATCCTGGAGGTCCGCGAGGTCATATCGAGGGCCATCCAGGAGCTGACCTCCCGGGCCATCCTGCACGACGCCAGCAAGTTCGGGCCGGATGAGTTCCCGCTTTACGAAAGGCATATTTGCCGCATGGCCAGCATGGAGTACGGGACGCCGGCCTACTATTCATGCCTGCAGGACCTGGCGCCGGCCCTCAAACACCACTACGAGGCCAACAGCCACCACCCGGAGCACTTCCCGGACGGCATGAGCGGCATGACCCTGATCGACATCCTCGAGCTGATCGCCGACTGGATGGTCGCATCGAAACAGAATAACCATGGCGGAAGCTTTAAGGCCAGCCTGGCACACAACACCGAGCGGTTCTCGATCGGACCGCAGCTGGCTCAGATCATGCGCAACACAGAGAAACAATTGTCGGCCGCAGCGGCCTTCGCTCCTGTAGCCGGCGATGGAGGAACAGCCGATGAGAACACAGAAGGGGCAACCCCGGGCAAAGACGCGTCGGACGACCAGCTCGCGTGACCCACGGAAGAAGCTGTTTGCCGAGGCGTTCATGGCGATCGGGCAGCCGACGTTTATGAAGGCCTATCCGAGCGCAAAAGCGGCGGGATACTCGGAAAAGTATGCGCGCGGGTGGTCCTACAAGTTATTGGACAATAGGGTAATCCAGCAACATATCGAGGCGATACGAGCCCGCCGGCGGAAAAAATCCGTTTGCGGACCCGAGGAAACCCTCGAGCTGGTCAGCGCCGTCGCCCGCGGAAACCCACATGACCTGTTAATCGATGGCGACCTGAACGACCAGCCGGCTACGATTCCTGCGGAGGTCATGCAGCGCCTGGTGGGGGGTATTAAGCAAAAGACCCGGGTCATCTATGGCGGCAAGGACGACGAGCCCACCGTCGAGAAGACCATCGAATACAAGCTCCTCGACCGGGTCAAGGCCCAGCAGATTTTGATGCAGCACCATGGGCTTCTGGTCGACGAGAGCAAGAACAAGACCCAGGTCGACATCAAGGTCCTGGTCGGCTACCCAGTACAACCCATGCCGCTCAGTGAGTGGGAAGCGCAGGTCCGAGAAATGATGGCCCAGGAGCGGGAGGTACAACCAGCCCTCCCGGGGCCGGCTTGATATGTTTTGGGCGCCACAGCCCGGGCCCCAGTTACGTGCCGTAACATGCCCGGCTGACGAAATTCTGTATGGCGGCACACGCGGAGGGGGGAAATCGGATTGCCTGATTGGGCGCCAGATCGGTGGAGTCCAGCTATACGAGAGAAACTGGAACGGCTTAATCGTCAGACGGCGCTACAAAGACTTCAACGAGATGCGCCGGAGATGGGACACCCTGATCGCCCGCGGCCTGCCGGCGGAGCGTGTCGGCGGGGAGAACCAGGCGAACTACCTGCGGTTCAAGAACGGCGCCCAGGTCGCCATGATGGCGTTCCAGCACCTGGAGCAATTCGAGGACATTCAAGGCCACCAGTATCCAGAGATAGGCGTCGACGAGGCGACCAACTTTCCATGGTTCCAGAAAATGATGGACAAGTTGAAGGGCGTCAACCGGAGCCCAGAGGGCGTTCCGACGCACATCTTTTGCACCGGGAACCCCGGCGGCCCGGGTCACCTCGGGGTGAAATCCTATTTCAGACTCGGGTCAGACGGCTTGCCACCGGGGACCGTGTTCCGGGACCGCATAGGGCTCAGCCGGGTCTACATTGCATCCTTCCTCAAAGACAACCAGATTTTAGTCCAGAACGATCCCAAGTATTGCCAGAAGCTGATGGCCATCGAGGACCCGATCCTGCGGGCGGCCTGGCTCGACGGCAGCTGGGACGTCTACATCGGTCAGGCGTTCAACCTGACCATGCGCCACATCATAGAACCGGTCCCGGTCCCACCGTACGTCGCCATCTACATGACCATGGACTGGGGTTTTGGAAAGCCATTTTCGATTGGGTGGTGGTGGCTCGACTCCGACGATCGCTTGTATCGCTTCTCCGAATGGTACGGCTGGAACGGGGTCGAGGATGAGGGCTGCAGGATGGAGGACTCGCTCATTGCCGAGGGCATCAAAGAGCGCGAGCACAAGCTTGGAATCGCCGGCCGTCCCATCATCCGGCTCGCCGGGCCAGATTGCTGGAACCGGAAACCGAACTACCAGGGCGGCGGCCAGGGTCCGAGCACCGCGGAGGTTTTTGCGTCCAAAGGGCTCTCCATGCGCCCGGGTGATCCAGACAGGGTGGTCAAAATCAGGGCTTTCCGCGAACGCCTGGCTCTTCCAAAGGACGACATCCAGCTCCCAAAGCTGGTGGTGTATCGCAACTGCAAACACTTCTTGAGGACGATACCGGCCCTCGCCCACGACGAGGAGAAGGTCGAGGACATCGACACCGAGCAGGAGGACCATGTTTACGATGAGGCCTGCCACGTCGTAATGGCCAGGGCGAAAGGCGTCGCCCCTGAGATCATCGCCGAGAAGGAACGCGCAGCTATAAAGGCCGAGCGCGAGCAACATATTCCGCCGTCCCACCAGTCGGCCTGGTCCGAGCTGGATGAGATATTGCGGCGGCAACAGGAAGAAGACGACTACTAAGAGGGGGGTGTAGAATGAAGAAAGACGTTTATGTGCTTTTCGACCCAGCCCAACCCGGTATTGCGAAGGTTGGCGTGACGACTGAGGCCGGACAGATGGGTGAGCATGCAACGCTAAGTATCAAGGGCATGGCAGTACTCATGTCCGCAATAGCGTCGGCGTTTGACCTCATGGCGGACGCGGCCGGGATGGATAATAGCCAGAGGGCTGAGCTTATCGTCACAGGGGCGATGGCCTCCGCCCACGCAATGCAGAAAATGTCAACGTTCAAACCTAAAAAGATTTTGCTGTCTAACCAAAACTAAAGGGGGTGTGCGATGCCAACGGTGGAGTTGTGGGTGTGCGGTGCTTTGGTGGCGTTAATCCTGGTTAACACGTTGCTTTCGATCAGGGAGCGGGCGTCCATGCGCAGGGAGTTCGACCAGGAGCGTCTCCGGCTGCAAAACGCGATCATCGCGAAGGATACCCGGGAGTTCTCTTTATTGCAGCGCGCGACAGGCCCTCCGGATGACCGACGCAGATCGGTGAAGGACTTTGTCGAGGCCATCGTCAAGGACAAAGACGAGAAAAAGGACCGTACAACCGAGCACGATGACGGAGAGGGGGTTTCGGTCGTATGAAAAGAGACACCGGCGTATTTATCGTTTCGGCGAGCTTCACGGCCGCGGCCTTCGGCATCTTGGCCGCCATCGTCAAATACATGATCATGTAAGGGGGTGGTGTGTGCGTTTCTTTATTCCAGAGTGGGTGAAGGCGAAGGACGTACCGTATGGCCACAGCCTGACGCGCAGTATAGCGGTCGGAGACAAGGTATTTGTGGACGTCGTCTGGACGCTCGAGGGCATCTTGCCGTCCGGCGAGTTCCTTTGCAGGCTCGCCAACCCGGCCGAGGTCGCTCGCGCCAAGGTTGTTTTCACTGTCATTCACAACGAAGACGATCCGGAGGAGTGGGATGCCAGTACGGATTTCAAAACATGGGGACGACTACCAGGTCGAAACCCCAAACGGAGTCAAGGGCAAGGGGATGACCCTGCGAAACGCAACGCGCCAGGCCAGGCTTTTAAACGCCGTCGATCACGGATGGGAGCCCGACCGCACAAAAGGAAAGCGAAAGCGTCCGGCTTGACCCAGTATGCTTACGGGTCAATGAAGATGGTGGCGGTGGCCCTCATGGTTTTATTGGCCTGCGGGTGCATCAGAAAGTACAACGTCAATATAATCGCGAGCCCGGGGACCAGGATCATCGTCTACACAAACGTACCGAAAAACATTGATACCGCTGCGGAGCTGTCGCCGCATATTCCAGCCTTTTGAGGAGGACCCATGCCAGGACCGAATGGTGAGCTGTATGTCGTCGAGTTGGGCCATCACAACGAGAATTTGATGTTAAACGAGTTTAAGGGTAACATATCACTAATCGTTTGCACCCAAGGGCAGGATGGACGTAATTATTTCCGAATGGCTTATCCAAAGAACAAACACGGCCAGCAGGAGACGGCGATCCCGATCGGCGTCAAGCTCGGCAACAAGGACCAGGCCATCCGGATTTTGACCCAGTTCATCACCGTTCTGAGGGGGCAAGGTGGTCAGAAATGAAATCATCGTCGTCGGTGACACTGGAAGGCTGTCTGTCGTCAGCTGGGACGATTGCGGCACGGCAAGCTGCAGCCCGATTGACACTGGCACTGATAGTGACATTGGCAATCTGGTCGCTGTTTACGACGCCTGCCAGATGCCAGAGCCTGTCTTGGTTTCGCGACCCTTCTCCAATTATGGCCTGGGATCCCGTGACGGGATACGGAGACGGGACGCAATTCCCTGCAGGAACCACTGCGCGGTACCACACGTTCTACCGCATCGCACCAAGCGGCGAGGCGGTGCAGATAGGCGGGGTCGTCATCGGCACAGCGGCTGAGATGACCCCGCTTCCCGTCGATCGTTTGGTTCACCTGGGGGTCCGGTCGGTTTCTTACCGGGACGGCGCCGAGTACCCGGCCGGTGATACGGCAAAAAGCCGGTCTGCCATCTCATGGTCATCAGACCCGTTGGCCACCAACAATAAGCCATTTGGAGTTGCGACGCGTGAAACCGCCCCACCAGGCCCGCGCGTCACCCTGTCCCCATAGGAGGACCACCGCTATGAAAGAGTACCCGCGCGAGAAGCTTCTCAAGTTTTCCGAGCGCCTATTCGAAGAGACGTCCCAGTATTCCCAGACGATGCGCATGCTCCATCGCATCTGGTTCAGGAATATCCTGTATTACATGGGAGAGCAGTGGTTTGAGTGGCTCCGGTCGACCGGTTCGTTCCGCAAGATCATGCCGACCAAGTTCACGCCAACCCCGGTGGCCAACATCATCCGAGACTATGTCCGGTCCATGAAGGGGCTGATCCTCAACAAGGATTACTCGGTCAGCATATGGCCAAACTCCAATGACCAGGACGACCGGGATGCCGCCGAAATGGCCGGCAATTTCCTGCGCTGGATGGACGCCCAGAACGACGAGGAGGGGCTCGACGAGAAGGAGAAGCTTGTCGTCTGGATGATCATTTGCGGGCTGTCGTTCGCCCGCACGTTCGCATCGATGGAGAACGGCGAATGGGCGGTGGGGAAAGACGGGTCAATCAACTCGAAAAGCAACGTTGAAACCGTCACCCTGAACCCGTTCTCGGTCGTCTGGGATTCGGTGGGCGACAAGTGGAAGTCCAAGCGCTGCGTCGGGTACAAGTCCCTCCGGCCGCGGGAGTGGATCGAGGACACGTTCAAAACCCTGATCGCCCCGGGCGACGTGAACGGCATGGCCGTCGAGTACGAGCGCAAGCTCGCCACCATGGTCGCGAACGTCTCTCCATGGAAGGGGGACGGTATCGGCCTGGCGACCGACGTGTTCGACGAGGACCTCGCGCTTCTTAAGGAGATCGAGTTCGCCCCGACCAAGGAATTCCCGAAAGGCTACTACGCCGGCCTGGTGGGCAACGAGGTCGTTTTCCAGCACGACCGGCTCCCCATCCCTGTCAGCGACGAGGGGAAATGGGATTATTCCATTACAGACGTCCACTACCACTTTGTCCCGGGGCGGTTTGTATCGGACCCCGGGGTTTCGGACCTGATATCCCCACAGAATACCATCAACCAGATCGACCAGGCCCTCGAGATCAACCGGAAGGGGGTGGGGACCCCCATTGTATGGCTGCCGGTCGATGCCGTTATCAGGCGCCTGACCGGGTACGGGGCGTCGATTATCGCGATGCAGTATGACGCACTGGCCGCGGGCGGTCAGAAGCCCGAGATCGCCAGGGGGACCCCGCTGCCGGGCCAGGTGCTCGAGGAGCGGGCGGTTCACCAGCAGAACGCCCAGGATGCCTCTGGCGACCCAAAGAACGTTCTCCGAGGGCAAGCTCCCACGTCCCAGGCGTCAGGGGTCCTGGTGGACATCCTGAGAGACGCGGCCGAGCAGGGCCACCTCCCTGACGTCGAGCGCTTCTACCGGGCCTGGAAGAGGATCAAGCGCAAGGAGCTGGTCCTGGCCCAGGAGGTCTACACCGAGCAACGCATGATCAAGATACCGGACGCCGGCAACCGGGCCAAGATTCTACCGTTCAAGGGCTCGGACCTGCGCAACAACACCGACGTCCGCATCGAGCTGGCCAGCGGAGCTGCCAGCACCAGGAGCGGCCAGGTCAACCTGATCCTTAAACTGACCGAGCAGGGATTCTTTTCGCCCGAGTACCCCATGGACCCGGAGGACCGCCAGGAAATCCTGCGCAAGCTGGGGCTGTCAGGGTTCGGCAACAAGAATTCGGCCGATCTGCAGCGCGCCATGGCAGAGAACGAGCGCATCGCCGGCATCAAGGACCCGGACGACCCGAACAACGGCCTGGCCGAAACCCAAATCGAGATGCCGCAGGAAGACGGTTCGATCGGTATTGTGAAGTTCAGCTACCTGCCCGGGCTGTTTGTCGGGTTGTGGATGGACAAATCGGTGGACGATCCGGTTGTGATTTCAGACGACCCAAGGTTCGAGTTCGACGAAGACGCCGTCCACTACGAAACCCACCGGAGATTCATCGTTTCCCAGGAATTCTCGATGCTCGACCCGGAGGTCCAGGACGTGATGCTGATGCATGCGCGGTCGCACAAGGATCGGAGCGAGGCCAGACAGGCCCAGCAAGAGGCCGAGATGGCGGCCAAGATGCAAGCCTTCGAGGCCGAGCGAGCGGCCGGGCCAGCTGGCAGCTCAGCTACCAGTCCAGCTGGTAGTCCAGCTGGTAGTCCAGCTGCAGCTACACCAGAACCCATGGAAAGCGGGTTCCAGCCAATGAGCTACGAGGGAGCTGGCCCTCCGCCGGTGCAATAACTATCGCTTGACATTAGTAGTGTGTTCATGTGAAAATTAACACCATACAAAGGGGATGCGCACCATGGCCATGATAAGCATGAAGAACAACGCGAAGGATCAGAAGCTGCGCGAGTCGCTCGCAGTTCCTTCCGCCAAGGCTGATGGACCGTCTTACCCGTATGGGCTGGAGGTCACGTTAGAAGACTCGGCCCTTAAGAAGCTTGATATGGACGTCGCCGACTACAAGGTTGGCGACGTTTTGTTTTGCAGGGTCCGTATGACCGTGTGCCGTACGTCGAGCAATGCTTCGGATTACGGCTCCAACAAATCGATGGGCCTGCAGATCACCGACATGGATTTTTCCGAGGAAGATTAAGCAGTACAACCTGGGTTGCAGTTGAGCGGAGGACCGCTTAGCCGTAGCCTAACCACGGGGAGGGAGTTATGGGAGTTTTCAACGCCGACATCGTCAACATGGCGACCCAGGTCGTCACGCCTCCGGCATCGGCCGGCGCAGCGGATGCTGCGACGACCGGTGGTGATCAGGGGAAGGATGCGGGCAAGGGGAAGGCAGCCGACGAGAAGCAGACTCCGGCCGGGGCAACGCCCGAGGTCGATGCGCTTCTTGATAAGTATGGCCTGACGTCTATCCAGGAGCTGGACGAATTCCTGGACAGGGGGACCAAGGTCGTCGAAACAATCGGAGACGCCAACCCCGAGGACCTTGTAGAGGACAGCAAGGCCCTTAAGCAGTACCGTCAGAAGGTAGCCGCGGAGGAGCGCAGGAAGGCCAAGGAAAACGAGACGCCCGAACAGACTATTGCAAGGCTTGAGGCCGAGCTGACGGAGCGGGAGTCGCGGCAGACCAAGGCGGAGCGCGCGCGCCAGAAAGCTGCGGAATCGCAGCAAAATCTGGACAGTTATTATTCCTTCGTTGGTACGCTGATCGACGGCGAGAAGGACTTGACGGAGCCAGAAAAGCAGATTGCAGCGGCTATTATGGGTATCAAAAGCCCGGTGAACGCGCACGACATCACCGATCGCAAGGTATCCAAGCGGCTTCTAAAGGACTTCGCTATTAAAATCACCAAAGAAGCGTCTGCAGCGATCATCAAGCATTACGAAGACGCCAAAAAGAACCCGCCGCCGGTGGTCCCCGACCCGAACCGCGGCGTTCCGCCGACTGAACCTGATCCATCTGGACCTAAAAATTTAACCGAGGCGCGAGGCATGGCACACAGCCTGGCAAGACAGACGCTGGGCGCCCTATTGGGCAGAAAATGACCTCCGCCACCCCGGAGGGTACGACCTATGGCTATCGACATTCATTCACTCACCGCAATCCAGGACATGCTCAAAAACGTCTACGGCACCGGGCTGCAGAAGCAGTTCGCTGACGAGCGTACAACCTACAACCAGTTCCCCAAATCCATGCGCGCCCCCCGTGGGCTTGGGTACTTTTTCGGTATCCGCTCCGCCCGGGCGCAGGGAGTCGGCGCCCGACGTGAGTCGGAAATCCTGCCGGACCCCCTCTCCGGCAAGTACGACCAGGGGAAGATCGTTCCGAAATACATCTACGGTTCCCTGCGCCTCACCGGGCCTGCCAT